CGGCCTGCGGCTGCCCGCGGCCCACTATACCCCGGATTTTTTCATAACCTACCAAAACGGCGTGGTGGAGGTGGTCGAGGTCAAAAGCGCCGCCGTGCGCAAGCTGCAGCGGGATTACATCTACCGCCGCCGGCTGTTTATCGAGCGCTACGCCCGGCCGAACGGGTGGAAGTTCACAGAATACATAGAGGAGTGAGAAACTTATGGATTCCAGTAAACACCGGCATGATGGCGGTGCCTACCGCCGTATGCGCACCATGATTGCCGCGCACGCCAAGCCCGGAAAGGATCGAAGCAAGGCGCGACTGAAACAACCCAAACGAAAGAAGGCCGGGAAGCCATGAAAACCGTTCAGCAAATCATGGAAGAGGGCAACGCCCAGGCAAATATCCAGAACTTCCGCTATATGCAGGAGAACTACACTTACGACCAGAAGGTACGCCATGCAGAAAATGTCGCTGCCAGCTTTGAAGAACAGTGTCGGGCGCAGGGATTGAACTGCCACGTTTCGGTTGGTGGGCTGGATTCCATCACGCTGCACTATTTTCTGGAAGAGTGCGGTATCTGTGTGCCCTGTGTCAGTTGCTCCACGTTGGAACAGCAGGGCGTGCAGGTGGTCCATAAGCGGATCGCCGCCGAGATGGAGAACCGCTACCCGGCGGGCGAATGGCTGGGCGGTCATATGGCACTGCCGCAGGAAGAGATAGACGTCATCACCGCCCCCGCCTTGCGCGAACGGGAGCAGGCATTGCTGGACGCCTGCCCCACGCTGCCGCGGATGTATTTTTTGAAACCGCTGCTGCCCAAGACAAAGGTGATCGAGCAGTTCGGTTGGCCGGTGCTGTCCAAGGAGATCGCGGGCAAAATCAGCCTGCTGCAAAACCCGACCGAGAAAAACGCCACGGTCCGCCACGCAATCATTACCGGCGAGACGGGAGAGTACGGCGGCTGGCAGAAAGACAGCCGAATGAAGTTGAGTGACAAGTGGCTGCAGAAATTCGGTGGAGCAGACCCAGAGGGGGCGGCCAAAGGATACCAGGCCGCACCGTTCAAGGTCAGTGAGCGGTGCTGCTACTACCTCAAAGAAAAGCCGTGCGACGACTGGGCCAAAGCACACCGCAGTGCGCCGTACCTGGGCCTTATGGCCAGTGAGGGCGGCCGCCGGCAAAAAAGCCTGATGATGCACGGCTGCAACTACTTCGGCAAGTCCACGATCCGCAGCGCCCCGTTCGCTATCTTCTCCCGGCAGGACTTGCTGCGGCTGGCCCTGGACCTGCATGTGCCTGTCCCGGCGGAATACGGTGAGATCGTGCGGGACGCCGACGGGACCTTGCGCACCACCGGCGCTCAGCGGACAGGCTGCACGATGTGCGGTTTTGGAATCCATCTGGAAAAGCGCCCCCACCGCTTTGACCGCCTGCGGGAATCCAACCCCAGAGAATGGGAGTTCTGGATGCGGCACGTATGCCGCGACAGCGACGGGAATTGGTATGGATGGGGGCGTGTGCTGGACTACATCGGCGTCGAGTGGGAGAACGCCCCCGGACAACTCCTGGGGCAGATGAACATGTTTGAGTAAACGAAAGGAATCGACCATGAAAGAAAGCAAAGAACAGAGTAAACGATATTGCCAGTGTGGTGCCTTACTGCCCGCCGATAACCCGCGGGTGATCTTGTGCGAGGCTTGCCGCAAACGCAAGCAGGAAGAAAAATACGAAGCCCACCGTTCCCCCTATGTGCAGGATGCCGCCCGGCGGGACGCCCGCCCGCGGGCCAAGTCCCAGCCCTACAAGAGCATCGAGCAATGCGTGCGGGAGGCCAAGGCCCTGGGCATAAGCTATGGGCAGTTCGTCGCCCGCGGGCTGGATCGGATGTGATGCGATGACAAGGAAAAAGTACATCAAGGTGCTGATGAGCCTGGGCGTGCAGCGCAACGAGGCCCACCGGATGGCGGAATACCAGCGCCAGCAGAATGGAAGATACACGGACATCAGGGCCGACGGATGCCCCGGCCTGCACCTGTTTGGAATGCGGTGCGGCATCGTCGCCCGGCAAATCGTGGAAAAAGTGACAACCGGGATCTTGCTTTGTGGAAACTCCATTGTGGAATTGGAAAAAGAAATCGACAATTTTGCCGAACTGATCGGAGGAACGGCAGGTGGTAAAGGTCCTCAAGCGGGTCAAAACGCGCACCTCGTTTGAATACTGTGATCTACGCCTGACCGACGAGGGAAACCGGCTCATGGTCTATGCCCTGCAGGGCGGCAGCCGCCCCCGAAACAGCGCGCCGCTGTATGAACAGCAGCGCATGGATACGATGCCCCGTTCCTGACAGGCTTTGCGTGGTGGGTTTGTGGTGGGTTGTGGCGAGTTCATCGTCAAACCCACCACAGAACCCAGAAGGGAGAGAAAAAGACTATGCCCAAGAACTTGAGATATGACAACCGCAACGCCTGTTGCGTGCCCTACGACAGCCCGCCGCCGGGGCTGCTGGCCCAGCTGCACCGCCTGGTGACGGAGGAGCGCCCCGGCGCCTGTGTCGGCTGCGGCTTCGAGCACAACTGCCGCCGGGACGGCTGCGCAGTACTGCGCAAGATCAGCCGGGTCGTGGCTGCGGCTGGGAAAAGGGGGACTACATCATGAAAGAATATTTGAAGATTCCATCGCCATTAACTATCGAGACACTGAAAAAAGAGTTCGGAATTGCGGCTGTGGATTTCTACCAGGCCAGGATTAACGAGCGGATCACAATGGGAAAGATTTATCGAAATCCGCTGAAAACGATCTGGTTGTGGGCCACCGAGGACAGGCGAACAAACCAAGGATTCTGGACGACCTATCGCGGGCATACCTGCCGCAGAAAAAAATACGGGGGCTCTTGAATATATGACCTATGAAGAAAAAGTCCGCTGGCTGCGCCGCTACCAGGACAGCCTGCACGGCTGTGCGGTACTGAAGAAGGTCTGCCAGTTACTGGACCCAAAGGGGGAGTGTGATGGGGATGTTTGACATTTTTCTGGGGGTCATCGCTTACGCTGCGGTCATTGCCACCGTCGTCCTGGCCTATGCGGCCGGGCGCAACGACGACCGCCGGAAAGAACAGCGCAAACCGAATCCCCGTGCCGACGCCCCGATCCCGATGGAACATGCCCACGGAGGTGAAGACGATGGAGACCTATAGCGAAAAAATCCGCTGGTTGCGGCGGTATCGTGAAGCGATGCGCGTTGAAGATCGCCTGCGGGACCAGATCAGTGCCGTACGCGCCCGGATGGAATCCACATCACAGGCACTGCGTCCCGTAGCGGGTGGGGGCGGCGGGGACGGAAATGCCATCGAGCGGGGTGTCGAACTGCTGGACCGATACCAGCAGACCCTGCGGGACCAGGTGGAAGAATCCGAACGGACCCGGCGGGACATCGAGACGGCCATCGCCGCGCTGCCCGATCCCTTGCAGCAGGAGGTGCTGCAGGCCCGGTATATTGACGGGCTGCCGGTCTGGAAGACAGCCAACCGGCTGTATATATCCGAGAGCTGGGTCAAAGAAATCCAAAGAAAAGCCATAGAAAACCTCAAAATAGTGTCCGCCAGTGTACCTTTGGCTGCGGTAAAATAGTAACATCAAAGAACGCAAGATAACCTCCTGCGGATTTGATGCGTGATAAACTCCAGGGACATGGACCCAGCGCTTTGCGTCGTCCCGTATATGGGCGCCACCCGCCGGCTGCGATGCCGGCCCTATAAGCCGTACAGCCACCGCCAACTGTCCGCAGGCGGAAAGGCGCTCTGCCAGAAGCAGGACGTGGGAGCAAGACCCGCGTACGGCACCGACGCCCTCGGCACTCGCCGGGGGCATTATCATGCCCCGCCCCAGCCGAAAGAGGCGGGGCCGGCGTATTGCGAGCACCGCCCGGCAGGCGGGACAGGGATCAACCATATTTGACAGCAGAGCTTGTGGCCCTGCACTGCCGGGCGGATCGTTGAAAAACATACAGGGGGGACTATGGCAGCGACGAAACGGAACCGGCCGGATCACGATGGAACCCACCGGCTGGCCTTTGAGCGCAACAAAAAGCGCATCTATGCCACGCAAACGGTGTGCGGCATCTGCGGGAAGCCTGTGGACTTCTCGCTTAAATATCCGCACCCTATGTCTCCCTGTATTGACCATATCATTCCCGTGGCAAAAGGCGGGCATCCGAGCGACATCGACAATTTGCAGTTAGCGCACTGGTGCTGTAACCGACAGAAGTCGGATAAGCTGCAGAAAACCAAAACAGAGAAGGGCGTTCTGGATACAATTTCAAACCGCATATTGCCGCAAAGCTGTGACTGGGCTGTGTATCGCTCCCAATAGGGGTATATCCCCCTCCCCCGGCGGGTTTCGGACTTCAACGCCGTCACTGGGAATATTTTCACGCGCAAAGAACAAAAGGAGGGCCGAAGATGGCCGAATATCGTGGCATGGCATACCTGCGCCGCAAGCTGGAATGCAAGCGTACGCGGGTAAATTTGCGATACAGATACTACGAAATGAAAAATGCCGTGCAGGATTTTGGACTGGTCACGCCGCCGGAGTTCAAATACTTTTCCGAGTGCCTGGGATGGTGCGGGAAAGCCGTGGACAGCCTGGCCGACCGGCTGGTATTCAGAACTTTCCGGGAAGATAACTTCGACCTAAACACCATCTACCAGATGAATAACCCGGACGTGCTGTTTTCTTCTGCGATCCTTTCCGCACTGATCGCCTCCTGTTCTTTCGTCTATATCGGACGGGATGAAGATGGATTCCCCCGGATGCAGGTCATCGACGGCGGGAACGCTACCGGAATAGTGGACGATACCACCGGCTTGCTGACCGAAGGATACGCCGTTCTGCAGCGCAATGACTACGGTACGCCTGTGCGGGAAGCATATTTCCAGCGGGGGAAAACCTGGTACTACACTAGGGGCGAACAGCCGGTGATGGAAGAAAACCCGGCCCCCTATCCCCTGCTGGTCCCGATCCTGCACCGGCCGGACGCCCGGCGCCCCTTCGGCCACAGCCGGATCAGCCGCGCTTGTATGCAGATCATGCAGGGGGCGCTGCGCACGCTCAAGCGCAGTGAGATCAGCGCCGAGTTCTACAGCTTCCCGCAAAAGTATGTGCTGGGGACCGACCCGGACGCAGAACCCATGGACCGCTGGCGCGCCACCATTTCCAGCATGCTGCAGTTCACGAAAGACGAAGATGGCGACAGTCCCAAGGTGGGGCAATTCACCCAGGCCAGCATGAGCCCTTTCACCGAGCAGCTACGCACCTTCGCGGCGCTGTTTTCCGGCGAAACGGGACTGACGCTGGACGACCTCGGATTTGTTACCGACAACCCCAGCAGCGCCGAGGCCATCAAGGCCAGCCACGAAAACCTGCGCCTCGCCGCCCGGCGGGCGCAGGCCACATTTGGGAGCGGCTTTATAAACGCCGGGTATTTGGCTGCCTGTGTGCGGGATAACTATCCCTATCAGCGGCGGCAAATCTATTTGACAAAACCTGTATGGGAACCGGTGTTTGAGCCGGATGCCGCCATGCTGTCAAGCATCGGCGACGGCGTGAACAAGATCAACCAGGCCGTCCCCGGGTACTTTGGGCCGGAAAATCTGCGGGACATGACCGGCGTGGAATCGGCCGGAACGGTCCCGGCGGGAGGTGCAGGCAATGGCGGATGATGTGGCCCCTGCCCTGCTGGATGCGATCCGGCGGGATTTTGCCGAGAACCTGGGCGGACGCGCCCGCGCCGCCCGGCTGCTGGAACTGATCCGCGGTGGGAAGGGTACATATGTGGATGCCGGCGACTACGCCGAGGAAGTGGGCGCGGCGCTGGCCGATGCGTTTGGCAGGAATCTTTCCGGCGCAGTGTTGCCGGATGGGCGGATGTACTGGAACATTGCAGACCGGGTGGTGCGTCCCCTGCTGGAAGAAGATCACGCGCTGGTGGCAGACGCCGCCCAGACCGTACAGCAGGCGCTGAACGAAGCGGCGGGAATCGGTATCCGGCCGCAGGCTGTGCCGCTGGATCAGGACCGGGTGGACGGAATCCTAAACCGTATCAGCGCCGCTATGCAGTATGATGATGTTGCATGGGTGCTGAATGAGCCGATCAGGACGTTCAGCCGCAGCGTGGTGGATGATAGCCTGCGCCGCAATGTGGAGTTCCAGGGAAAGTCCGGCCTGCATCCGCGGGTGATCCGCCGCGCTGAAGCCCATTGCTGCCGTTGGTGCAGCAACCTGGCCGGAACTTATACATACCCGAATGTGCCGCGGGACGTGTACCGCAGACACCAACGCTGCCGCTGCACGGTAGAATACGACCCCGGCAGCGGGCGGCGGCAAAACGTGTGGACGAAGGCGTGGACAGGCGGCGAGGAATCTGCTACAATACAGGAAAGAAGAACTGTCGGCCTGGAAACAAGCCGTCAGTTCCAAAGCGAAGAACTGCTGCAGCGCCATTTCCAAAAGCACCAGGCAGAGTATGGCACGATCTCCATCCCGGAGTATCTGCGGCAGGCCACGAAGCTGGCAGAGGAACCACTCTCGGACGATGTGGTGCAACTGATACGGAGTGACAACAGCATTGCAAAGTACCGGTTTTCCACAAATGATTTCCTGGTAATCAACGAGGACGGAACGATCCGCACATTTTTCAAGCCTGCGGACAAGGAGGTGTATTGGCAATATGAGATCGAGCGAAATTAAGTGCCCCTGCTGCGGGAAAGCATCTGTCGGGGAGTATGAAATCTGCCCCGTATGCGGGTGGGAGAATGACCCGGTCCAGACAAGCCATCCTTCCACCGCGCGCGGCGCAAACAAGATGACGCTGGATGAAGCAAAGCGGGCATTCGCGGCCGGGCAGCCGGTGGAATGACCGGGAACAATCATGGGAAAAGCACGATGCAGGCGCACCGTGCTTTTTTGCTGCGCTTTTGCACTTGGATGCAAAGGCGCTTTTTTGTACCCATTTGGAGGTGATGGCCTTGGGCCTGTCCCGATGTTGACGGAAAGAAGGTGCATCCACGGCAGTGACCGGCAAGAAAAGCGCGGCTCGCCCCGGCGGGAAGGCAGCCCCAAAAACCGCCACGAAACAAAAGCCCAAAAAGACCGCCGCCCCGGTGCGGCTGGGACGCCAGACGCCCACCGCGTCGGTGGTGCTGCCCTATACCGAAACCTATGGCCCCGAAGCCGTCGAACTGTATAACGCCACCGGCCGCACAGCACAGGAGTGGCAGGAACTGCTGCTCTGTGACATGATGGCCGTGGACGAAGATGGGCTGTGGGTACACACAAAATACGGATACAGCGTTTCCCGGCGGAACGGCAAAAACGAAGTGGTAGTCATGCGGGAAATGTGGGCGTTGGAACACGGGCAGACCGTTATGCACAGCGCCCACCGCACCACCACCAGTCATGCCGCATGGGAGCGGCTGTGCAAACTGCTGGATGCAAAGCATATCCACTATGATTCCATCCGCGCGAAGGGGCAGGAAAACATACGCCTGGACAACGGCGGGCG